ACAACCCCGACGCACGCTTGCAACGGGCCATCGCCATGGCCGGTATCCAAGGATGCTACCAATGCGCATCCCTCGATTCCGAATCGACCCGCAAGACCTTGGAGGCCATGCGAGTCATCGACGCAACAGAGAGCATGTTGCAAGACGATGTTCCACCTGAACTGCCAGACTTTGATTGACCCCATCAACCCCAGCACGGAGAGACAGACATGACCATCACGCCCGAACCCGAATACCTCCCGCAAACCACCGATGCCGTGGATATCGCCCGCGTGGCCGAATCGCCCGGCCAAATGCTGGCACTCGCCATTATCAACAAGACGGCACCCGAGACGCTTGCCAAACTCATGGACCTCCACGAACGATGGGCGAAGGCCAAGGCACGCACCGCCTACGTCGAGGCCATGGCCGCGTTCAAAAAGGAAGCCCCCGCCGTCATCGTCAAGGCGTCCAAGGTGGACTTCTCTACGTCGCGTGGCCGCACGAACTACAACTACGCGAACCTCGGCGACATCGTACAGCAAATCACCGCCATGCTGTCAAGGCACAGCCTCAGCGTATCGTGGGAAACCGGCAACGCCGACCCGCAACGCGGCATCACTGTGACCTGCCACGTCACGCACAGCGAAGGCCACCGCGAGTCTGTGACCCTCTCGGCACCCGCCGACGAATCCGGCAACAAGAACAAGATTCAGGCCGTTGGTTCGACCGTGACGTACCTGCAACGCTACACCCTCATGGCGGCACTCGGACTGGCCACCGCCGATATGGACGATGACGGCCAATCCGCCGGCATCCGACCGGGAGTTGTCGAAGACGCCAAGACCGAAGGCACCGAAAGCCACCCGCCGAAGAAGACCGCCACGCCCAAGCAGGAACCCACCGACAAGTGGGACGCATGGAAGGGCACGGTACTCTCTCGCATCGCCACGGCACGCGAATCGGCAGACCCGAACGCCGCCTCCGAGTCCTTGAAGAAACTCAAGGCATGGCTGACCTCGCAGAAGGTGCCCGAGAAGCGACTGGACATCATGGAAGAAATCAAGCAGGCCCTCGCTGAGGCCGACAACGCACTGGCCATCGATGGCCAATTCGGCAACGGCAACGGAGATGAACCGCCCGAGGATATGTGGCTGAAGGCACTCTTGGACATGCTGAAAGACTGCCACACACTGGAACGGCACGCCGAACTCTGCCAACGCTGGGAACAGGACGTGGAACAGATGGACGCCGGGGTGCATCAGGAGGGGACGAAGATCCTCGCAGAACACAAGGCCAAGCTAGGCGGTTGAGTGCTGGGGTTTGGGCCGCACGGGCGAGTTGCGGCTAACGTGGAGCGTGTTGTAGGCACGTTCCTCAAGGCCAGTCGGTGAAGCTGGCCAGTTTTGAATCACTAGGGGCACTTGCAGCCCCAACGAGAGGCGAGAAGTACCATGACACCCAAAGGACACCAATGCCGCATCCATGCCGTTCGCTTCGGCGAGCGGTTCGGTCGGCAGTCCAATGGCTCAGGCAACTCTCGCAGAATTGCCGGCGGAAAAGGCTCGATATACGGACTCTCGCAAGAGACTCCACGGCCGGGCCGACATGCTCTCGCCTCTACGCGGTGGTTCGCTGCCGCGTAGAGGTTTTTCAAATCACACCGTTTCTGTATCCCAATCACACGAGGAGTACGTATGAACGCAACGAAGAAGGCATTGTTGGAACTGAAGCAACTCGCCAACAAGGCGGCAGACACGCTCTACCGCCGCATTGAGTTGTCTGTGCAAGTCCTGGGTGACATGGACTGGATTGCCCAAGTCCACGGCGGAAGCGACCTGAAGGCCCAAGATGCCCTACAGTCCCAGTTCTTTCGCGACCTCGGCGGGTTCATATCACTGGGGAAACTCTGTGCGATGTTCCGCCACGTTCCCAAGTCCAAGTGGAACGAGTTGCGGTACGACGTGGCCGCTGTTGAAGTCGTGTACGACGATGCGGCGATGAACGAAACCACCCAAGGCGAACGCGGCAAACGGACGGCATGGAAGGCACTGGCGGAAGAGCGTGCGAAGAAGATCGCCGAGTTGGAAGCCCAGATCAAGCAACTCTTGGAAGCCAACGGGAAGTTGCGGGAAGAGGCAACGGAATCGAAGGCCAGGGCTGCGAGACTGGAAGGCCGAATCGAGGAAATCGAGCGTCGTTCGGAGCAAACCGCACGTCGATGATCGTCTTTTTCCGCCGAGATACCCGCGTAACACACAACAAGACAACAGGTTGCGCGGGTATCCGGTGGAACCAATCCTAGTTTGAGAGCATGTTGCAAGGTCATACGCCGGTCATACTTTGAACGTCTAGGTGGAACCAATCCTAGTTTGAGAGCATGTTGCAAGACCTCGACACGAAGCGACTCCTCGGTCTGCGGTGGAACCAATCCTAGTTTGAGAGCATGTTGCAAGAATGGAGGAGGTCCGTACATGATTCTCTCTGGTGGAACCAATCCTAGTTTGAGAGCATGTTGCAAGACGGCTTGCCGATACTGATCCTCGACAATCGGTGGAACCAATCCTAGTTTGAGAGCATGTTGCAAGGCAGAAGGCTCCGGCGATGAAGGGACCATAGGTGGAACCAATCCTAGTTTGAGAGCATGTTGCAAGGCAGGAAGGATAATGACGGCATGATTACCGATGCAAAAGGCGTCACGAGCATCCTGAAGCTCAAAATCGGACGCCCCCTGAATATGCCCGCCAAGCGACTCGCGGAACTCCTCGAACAGGGACGACGCGATTGCTGCCGGGCACGAAACGCCACCGTCACACACTGGCTACTCTGGCGAAAGCAACGCCCCGACTGGAAACCGGGCGACCCCTACGACGCACCGGAAGCCAAGATCAAACGCAAGCCGGCCGACCCCGCAAAGCCGCCCCCCAAGGATTCGCCCATCGGCCCAAGATTGTTTCTCTCCCGAGAACTCTACGAAGTCGCCACCCGTACCGCCGTCAATCTCTCGGCTACCGTGGCGTCATCGTGCGTTCAGGAAGTCGTTGACCGACTGAAAAGCAACACGCCCTACAATCACGATGGCGATGCCCGATGGAACTGGCAGGCCATACTCAACGCCGAAGTCAGCCTGCCAACATGGCGAGGCGGAACCATTCCGTCGCCAAAACAGACAGCCACGTTCACTTATAACGACCACGAATGCACGCTGCGATTCCCCCTGCTGTCCAAGTCCAGCGGCTACGCAACCATTTCCCCGACCGTCCGATTGGAAGTCGGCGATATGTCCGCCGGGCATAGGCGACTCTTGCAACGCATCGCATCCGGCGAGATTCGCATGGCCGACTCGAATATCTGCGAGCGTGACGGCAAGTGGTACTTCAATCTCTGCTACACCGTGCCAACCGTGGTCTCAGGACTGGACACCGAACGAGTGTTGACCGTCTATCCGACGCTCCCCGACGAGAAATGGCCGTTCGTTGTAACGTGGCCTACGGAGGGCACCGAGACGGCACGCTGGTACATCGGCAAAGCCAAGCCGATCGTCGCCGACTACCGCCGCGTCGTAGCCCGTCGCAGGGCGATTCGCTACCGATATTCGGACGGCACCGGATCGGGACACGGCAAACAGCGATGGTATCAGACCATCAAGCCCATGGCTCGGTACGTTGTAGACATGCAGGCCCGCTTCGAGAAACTGACGTGTTCCGACATCGTGAAACTAGCGTTACGGGAGAAGTGCGGAACGATTCTCTACCGCGAACCCACCATGCCGGTACGCGACAATTCATGGTGGGCCAAACAAGACGTTCCGTTCAACTGGACGAGTTTTGACGCCCGGTTGCGACACGCAGTCACGAAGGCCGGGTTGCAATACGAAGTGGAAAGGATAAGGATGGGCGAATGGCGACCGAAAGAGCAAAAAAGCGCAAGCTGATCTTGGACTGCGAGATTTGCGGTGAGCCTGTTATACTCTCTAAGTCGCGGTACGTGGAGTTGGTGCGTATGGGCTGCAAGCCGCGATGCCGCAAAAATGGCTGCTCCCAACTAACGGCCCGCGAGCGGTCCAGTGACGCGAAAACCCCCGGGACCGCTCGCAAGACAGAAATACTTGCCACGATTGAGGTTCCGCTGCTGAGAATGCGATGGCCCAAGCTGAAGCGAGGGAAGAAGAACGGAGCACTCGCAAAGCTGACTGTAAGTTGTGACGAGCAATGGCGTTACGAGGCCCACGGTCACAACGACTGAATTTGAGAGAGCATGTTGCAAGGAGTTTGGGGACTTCCACGTTGATGCTTTCGACGGCCGTCACAACGACTGAATTTGAGAGAGCATGGTGCAAGGGCTAGCAGCACGACAGAAAGGGAAGCGGCATGAGTATCCCGACCGCATGGAAACCGACCGACGTGATACCGGGCGATGGCCCAGGCACGCCGGTTGACTGCCCGGATTGTGGGTCACGAGATACGAGGAGAATACTGGAATGACTGACGCCAAAGTCCGTGCCCGCATTGCCGCCCGACGCTGGGCTGAGGAATCACACGCCGCTGCCGACGACAAGCCCGCCTTCGTTCAGCGTGTGATGGAATTAGGCGGCACGGCCCCGAAGCCCGACAAGCCCATCGTGCCCATGACCGATGAAGAGGCGGTAGCCTTTGAGGCCGAAACCGTCTTCTTCGGTTCCCACCCTGGATGGACGGTGAACGACACGCCGCTATCGTATCTCGCCAACCTCGTCGATCCGCCAAAGGGCCGCATGGCCGAATTTCTCGATAAGGTACGGCGGTATCTCAGGAACCCGGAAGTCAAGGCCCTGCTTGAGGAGGATGAATCGTGAACACCCGCCCCGTGCCCTACTCGCCTTCGTGTCAGGCCCCGTGGCCGAATACTACCGCAAGCAAGAGGAGGAAAGAGTCGCATGAGTGACCGCGATTCAACACCGTGCCAGCGTTGCGGGGAATGCTGTGGCATCGTCGCATGTTCCCGCGAAGAAGGACAGACCATCCAAGCCTACGTTGCCAGGCGTTCCCTCACGCCGCTACGCCAAGGCACTCGTTGCCCATGGTTCCAGAACGCCGAGTGCGTCATCTATCCCGTCAGGCCATGGGCTTGCCGCATGTTTGGTCGCGTCACGGAACTGCTTTGCCCACACGGCCACAACCGCCGTATGAGTCACGACGAACGCCATCGACGCACGGCATCCATGCGACAACAGGACAACCGCCATCCGTACTTTCTCCATGGGGCGGTCTACACGCCACCGGAGATCGCCCACCTAATCCAATCCAAGGGAGAGTAGCCATGGGCTTCGTCATCCTCATCGTGGGACTGCTGGTGTACGTGATAGCCACATTCGCCGACGCAGCCACTAAGCACGCCGCCGATTGTCCCTACTGCCACGGGCCACTCAAGCCGTATCTGACGCACTGCTACCATTGCGGCAAGCGAGTCTACGGCGACAACGCACCGGGGGCCATCAGGAACAAGCCCCGCTGGTCCGACCCCGCCGACTACACGCCCACCGAGAAGCCCGTATTCAAGCCAGTCGCCAAGGAAACGCCCGCAGAACCGCCGCCACTCCCGCGTGCCACACCCATCTATCCCACCTACCCCGATGAACCCATGCCGGAATTCAAGCCAGCACCATACCCGACCGCCAAACGCATCCGGGCCAAGCCCCTGAAAGACCCGGAGAAGTGGACGTAAGCCGTTTGGTGGCAAGACTCTACTGACATTCCGTTCATCGGGGCATCTCGGTGTTGACTTGTGGGAATGTTCCTGATAGACTTCCAACCATGACGCTCACGCCACGAACCACCGAACACAGTGCGAATGCCGTCGTTTCGCTCCCGCGTTGAATCGCGTCTAAAGCGTGGCGTGAGAACCTCTTTTCCGTGTTTTGACCGGGAGCGGACGGCGGTTTTAGGGCATTAGGCCCGATGATTCATGGCCGCACGGGGCAAGCGGCCCGAAGGGAGGCGGTATGGCACGCACACCAAATATCGCGGCGGCAATCTCACGCGATTCCAAAGCGAACCATGAGTTGGCGATTCATCGGCCACTCTCAAAACTCGTTGGAGTTGACTCGGATTCACGCGAAGGAAAGTTGATCGACCTCGTGTCGAACATGCTTTTCCGGTACGGCATCAAGTACAACGCCGCACAGCAATCCATATCGATTGGTGGATTGTACAACATCCTGAAGAATCCGCGTTTGTCACACCCGCAAAAGAAGACCAAGCGATAGGGAGATTGCTGTGGTTAGAACTTTGACAGTAGTATCGATCGATCCAGAACTCCGAGACATTTGCCTGCCGCTTAGTGCTGATGAAAAGCAAATCCTGCGTGAACTCCTGATCGCGGAAGGATGCCGCGACCCGATCATCGCTTGGAACGCTCCAGGCAATCCCATCCTTGATGGACACCACCGATACGAAATCTGCAACGGAGAGGGAATTCCCTACGAAGTCAAGCTAATTGACCTAGCAGACCGACAAGCGTGCATCGACTGGGTTATCAAACTCCAACTCGGCAGGCGAAACGTACCCGAAGAACAGAAGGCATACCTTCGCGGAAAAATGTACCGTGAGGCCAAAAAAGCCGAAGGACGACCGCCGAAGGAAAAACTAGGTCAGAGTGACCCAGTTTCCACGCAACCCGTTAAGCCAAAAGAAGATACGGCAACCAAGATCGCAAAACTCACCGATAGCTCAGCAGCCACGGTCAAGCGTGATGAGCGTTTCACGGATGCCGTCGATGCACTGAAAGAGAAGTCCCCCGAACTCGCCCGTGCGGCAAGGGTCGGGAACATTCCAAAGTCATCCATCCCAACACTCGCCAACGCACCGCAGTCAACGATTGACCGACTTGCCGCCAAGGCAGGTAATCCATCCGAACTCAGAACCGCGACCAAAAAAGTCGTTGACGCCTTGCAGAACAAGCCGTCGAAGAACGGCAAGTCGCACGTCCGCGAGAAAGACGCCACGCCCGCCGACGCGGCCAAGGCCCAGATCAAGATATGGGCCGACACGATTGGACGCTGGCTAGGTCAGTCGCCATCCATCGACGAATTACGCGGCAAATTCCCCGGCAAGCAAGGCGATGCCGTCGTGACAGCGGCAACCGGACTGTACGAATCGTTGAAGACTTGGCAAAAGGCCATCAAGTAATGCCATACGTACTCCGACCACAACAGGAAACCTTTGAGAACGCCGTAAGGGCCGCGTTTGCCAGATCCTTACGGGTTCTCGGTGTCGCCGCTACCGGATTTGGCAAAGGTGTTGTGATCGGCGACATGGCCTTTAAGGCAGCCACGAAAGATCGGTTCCCGTTGGTGGTCACAAACCGCCGTCAGATCGTCTTGCAACTCCAAGAGCACTGCCAAAACGCTGGCGTGTCGGCCGGGATCATCATGGGCAACATCGAACAAGACGCCGACGCTAAGGTTCAGGTGGCGTCTGCCCAGACGGTTCAGCAACGCGGGTTTGACAAGATTCGCAAGCCACGATTCCTGATAATCGACGAGGCACATCAGTTCGCTCAGTTCTACCGCAAACTCGTCTGCGAAATATACCCAGACGTTCCCACTCTTGGAATGACGGCTACGCCGGTTGGACCCGGTGGAACGAGGCTATCCCATTTCCAAGAGATCGTCGAACCAATCAAAAACAGCGAAGTCATCGCGGCCGGTGATCTACTCAGAGTCCGATACCTTGCCCCGAGTGAACCGGACCTCGGCGGAATCAACCTCAAGACCGCAAGCCAAGACGAACTCGGCCAGCGTGTCGAAGCAGTCACCATCTACGGCGACGTGTTCCGTGAATGGGAACCGTACCGTCACATGCAGACGATGGTAGTGCTTCCAAGTCGTGCGGTCTGCAATGGCTTTCTCCGACAATGCCTTGCACGCGGCATCAACGCCAAAGTCGTTGACGGAACGACAGACCAATCCGAACGCACTGAGACGTTTTCCGAATTCAAGGAAGGCGATTGTCAGATGCTTTTGGGCGTGGACGTGATTCGGGAGGGGCTTGACCTACCGATCGCCCAATGCCTCATCGACCTGCAACCGACGCATCAGTTCCGCGTCTACTGGCAGAAGATCGGCCGCGTCAAACGACCTCATCCCGGCCAAGAGTCAGCAGTAGTCATCGACCTTGCCGGCAACCTCTGGCGTCACATGGTCCACCCCGACCAAGACCCGCCATGGGATGAAGTTACCAACGACCAGACCATCGAAGAAATCATCGAACGCAAGGCCGGCATCAGGTGCGAAAAGTGCGGAAGCAAGGACATCTATTCCATCAAGGGGATCGGCTACAAGTGCGAAGACTGCGGCCATGAATGGAGTACGTCGAAGCCGTTTGTCTGCCCGTCGTGCAAGCAGGGGCTAGCACCGTACCAGAAAGTCATCGGAGGCATCTGTCCGAACTGTGGCGTCAAGGTTTCCGTCAAACCCGTTCGTCGCATCAGGATGGAAGATGGGACGATTCGCACGGTTCCCGCCGACGAGATCAAGCGGCGGAAGAAGTCGAAGTCGAATCGCGAACAGTCGGTATGGGACAAGTGGCGGTACATCGCGGAGGCGAAAAGCAAGTCACTCGACTTCGCCCGCGTCATGTACCAAAAGGAAATCGGCGATTGGCCCAAGGGACTGAAAGACTGCCCAGACTCCGCGAACAGTGGCGACTGGAAGAGAAAGCCAAGCGACGTATATCCCTGGATGAAGAAGAAAGGTAAATCAGAATGAAGGCCGAAACCAAGCAATCCGACTTTGACGCACTCTGTGAACAACTGGACAACATCGTCTCATCGGTAATTCTCGCATCCCACGAAGAGGAACCAGAGGTTGAGGCACGTTTCCTGATCGATGGATGCCCGGTGCTTATCCGTCGGGTATTCGACGGCGACTTTGTGGCTGAGTTGTTCAACTGTGCGGAAGAAGATGGGCGAACGTATGCAATGGCATCGTGCCACTCATACGGACAGAGCGTGGAAAGTGAAATATCCCCAACAATCGGAGATGCCGTGAAAGACATTTTCCGAATCATGCGAATGCCGCAACTCGACGATCAACCCTTCTAACCCCGAGTCTCCCATGCCCAATCCAATGTACGGCGAATGCTGGTTCAACCTCCCCGACGGCCAAACGGCCCGCGAGTTGGAAGTCAC